CTCTGTGAACGCTGATCACGGATTCGCTGTGAAGCAAATTGTGAGGGTGTCTTGTTATCAATCATCCTTAAAGTATTGATTAATAAAACAATACTACATATTTTGAGTGCTAATATCACCCATCTGCGCAGGGGCTGTTCCGACTCTACCAATCTGTGCATTCTGAGCCTGTTGCATCTGGAACGTGTATTGACCAACATATTTCTGTAACCTTGCAGAGAATGCTTCATCAGTAGCCGCACGTTGCGCAATATCAGGCTGCTGAGTGTATTCTTGTATGACTTGTATAGCAATCTGCGCTCCCGCTGGTCTAGCTGGCATTTCAATACCAGCAAAGATTTTGGCTAGGTCGTCGGTAACTTGCTTGACCACTTCTTCTTGAGCGTTTTCAACTGGCTGAAGAATAGCATCCGCCATGACTGGGTCAACTGCACTAGCCGCAATGTCCAGGAAGTTATCCATGCTCATCCTGTTATTTGTGTTGAACTGCGTTAGTTCGGCAAACTGCCTGAGTTTAGCCTGGACGTTTTCTGGGTCCGCATTAAGAACATCAAAGTTAATCAATATATCGAAGTTCTCATCAGGGTTACCTTTACTGAACACTTGTGCATCGGGTATACCAGTTACTCGGAAAAATATTTCATCAGGGCCAAATCGCTGGAAGCACTTGAATGACATCTTCATAACCTCGGCTGTATGGCTGAGGAATTTGTCTACTAGGAACTGCTGACGGACTGTGCTAATCTTGGACTTCTCATCCAGGCCAACTAGCCGATCTGCAAGGTCCGTTAGGGTAGTTTCCATCTCCAGGGAGCCTTGGTTGTATGCAGGGGCTGGAGCGAAGTCCAGATCACCCTTACGACGATATGGAATCATTCGACCTGGTCCCCAGTCCGTAGGCGCCTGTCCTACTGGGTGAAGGATCGGGGGTAGGGTAGCGAGGCTGTTGCGATCAATCCTGGAATCTTTTTCAACCTTTACCTGGTTCTGTATGCCACGAAGAATGTCAGGGATGGTCTGAGTATCATATAGTCGCTTCGTGTCCTCCGCTAGTCTGGTTACCACAACGGGGTAGTCCTCGTATCCATTCAATAGCTCAAACTTGGCATAGCCAGGGACAATTTCGTTTCCGCTGAACTCCTTGTGAAATACTGTGCAATAAATGCCCTCTGACCCGTCTTCTTCGTCGATGAGCCTCTGGTATCCATAAACTATTTCAATAAGCTCGTCCGCCTCGTATGCGTTATCGGTAAGGCTTATGCTACGCCTACCCTCCTGTTCGCGCTCAATGCTGTCGATATTAACGCCCCTGTATTTGGATATAATGTAATCAACGAAGTCCTCGTCCCAACCATCAGTAGATACTTTTGTCTGTAGCTCCTGTGCGGTGTAGTAAGTCTTCCAGAAGCAGTAGGGCGCTCGCTGTGGGTCAGTAACGTATGGAGGAAAAAAGAAGTCGCCGTCGGGTGCTAATGTTTTAACTTCGGGAGAATTTACTTGCCGTCTTACAACTGGTAGTTCAGTAACCCCTTCTTTTCTTAACTGCTTCAGTGCCTTCTTAGCTCTTTTCTCTGTTACTCCATCAAATGTATTTTGAAGGAGGAGTATTAACTCCTCGTCCGAATCCCCTGACTGTATGGCCATTGCGGCCTCTGGGCTTATTTCTGCAATCTGATTTAGATCAATCAGTTGCTTAAATGTTCTGTCCTCCCTGTGCCATCCGACATATGTAATGAGTATACCTCGCTCCATGAGGTAGTTAGCACCCAGTTCCATCTCTCTATAGAAGCGAGGGATGTATCCTGAGCTGACCATCCACTTCAGAAAACCTGATACTACCTTGCTTCGTACAATGTCTCCGCTTTCTACAGGAAAGGCTCGGACGTTGGCCCGACGCAGAGAGGACATAAATAGTGCTACTAGTCGAGTAATTCTTTCATCTATGATGTGGCACTCAATGTCGGACGCTCCCTCCCAGGGGAACGCATCGGATCCGTGCTTTCGGTGATCCCTGGACTTACCTGGCCAGAAGTTTCTTCGTTCGTCATAAGAGGTTCTGCATAAATCAAAGTATGCTTCAAGCTCAGTGACCGTTTGGTCGTATGCTAAGTTCAGTGCCTTTACGTCGGGTTCATCCGAAAGGTACGTTAATGCTTCAGAAATATTGTCACTTATCATTAAGTCGTTTTTTTAGGGATTGTAATAGTCTATGCCATTGCGTTTTAGATACTCCTATTTTATCATATAGGTCTTCGTGAGACATTGGGACCTTGGTCTCGTGCTTTACAAAGCGCTTGAGTATCTCAAATGACGCCAGTCTATCGGAGTTCTCCCTGCACCATTTTTGGTCCAAGGTGTTCTCAAGTTCTCTTTTTTTTGACATACCGATAGCTTACGCCATTTAGATCCTCAATGGCTTCAAAGTTAATCATCTTGCCAACGAACCTGCCTTGAAATCTTCGAGGAATCATTACTGGAACCTTTTTCCCTATATCCTTATTATATACAAGATTATACCTAGGGTTTGGACATTGTGCAAGGACCTTGCCAACATAATTCTTGGGAATTATTTCATCTATAAACAGTCCCTCTTTTATTATTTCCTGACCCTCTTCGGATATCCAGGTGTTCCTGCCCCTGCCAGTAACGTATTCCTCAGGGATCTTTTCTAGGACAATGCCTATAGCTTCCTCAAAGTTTACTTCGTATTCGTCTGATAGTGTAGTTAATTTTATTTTAGGCATTAGTAACCTCCTTTATTTTTCATGGTTGTCTCCATGCTGTGATCCGAGAAGTAGTCAGGACCCATGCCAGCATTGGACATCCTTAAATATCTCAATGCGTCAAAGAAGTCCTTGAGCGCTTCGTCTGATTTACCTGATGAGTTATAGCTAATAATTGATTCTATTAAATTTCCGCAGTCCTTATGCACATAACACCTAGGTTGGTTCGCTTCGTCAATTTCGTAGTCATGGTTATAAAAGAACCATTCGTCCAGTGCGGCGGCACCTACGGCCTCTGTCTGGCCGTCTGATGGGATAAAACTCATACCGTAATCATAAAAACTTGTGAATAAATCCACATTGTTTTCATTCTCCTTAGCAAAGAATCTGGAGTCCCCTATCCTCTCTACCACCTGTATCCCTAGTTCTTCTTCTACCTCTTGGAATAACTCCACGTATTTCTCTACGTCGTAGCCAAACTTTTTGGCTGCGGGGCCGTATCGCCACTTCGGATCCCCGAATAACGCCCACTCTCCATAGCTATCCCTGTCAGGCCACTCTCTTCTTATATATATATTCTCAGCTTCCGAAACACCCGCCCATATACTAACGTAGTTCCTGGCGAAGGCTGGGTCCACGACCTGATACCAGGTCAATGAATCAACCGCAGGGAACGTCATTCCGTATTTATTCGGATCCTCTGACAGGACATTTATCTCTGGACTGAAGTTCGGGAGTAACGAAGTCATTGACTTCGTGGGTAACCCATAGGCGCGGACCATTATTGTGTCCTCACTTGAGTTCTTGAGGTCCTTGGCTATACGGTCATAACCACCAAACGGGTTCTCGTCCGAGTGCAGATAAACAATACCAGCATCGCGTTCGGGACTGTATTGCTTTACTGGCACCGCTTTATCCAGCAGTTTAGCATTTCTAGTCTCAAGCGTCTCCGCGCCCTTCAAGTATTCAGCTACAAATGGCGTGTAGCCATCAATCGGGGTAAAGCCGAGAATCATCTTAGAGTTCCTGGTAGCTAGGCGGAACCTGAGCGTATTGACCAGGGCCGCATCCCCTAGGTATTCGTCCAGCCATGCACCCATGTTTAGGCCTTCGGCTTTCCTGAACCCGAACTCAAAACCCTCAAGGATAGTCTGGTTATTGCTGAACTGTGTATAGGTCTTGAAGTCCACACGGGTCCTGGTGTCAGGGAATATAAAACTAGAGCCAGTGAAGCCATTCTGCATACTGAAGTTAATGTAACCCTCAATACTCTTGGTCTTCTTCCTGAACTCCTTCGGCATCATCTCCCAGACCGCAGCCTGCTGCACCTTTACTGAGGTGTCCGCATTCTGACTAAAGCATACCACGTGGCCGTCCTGGTTGCTAGTAACGGCCTCCATCAGCATCTTAGCACAGCCAGTGGTTTTACCACTTCTATTACCCCCGAAGGTTATGACCTCGTCGTAGTCCCGCATAGCGTCACGCATACGGTGCCACCCTGGTAGGTCGAAGCCATGACGCAACGGGTCCGTCTCCGCTGCCAGGATCCTCCCCTCGTGAGCTTCATGCAAAGAAGCTAATAACTTGGGGTCCGCCTCCCCTAATATAACAATCTCTTCGTCCGTAGGGGACTCCAGGATCGGGTGCTTTGTGAATTCAATAGTCATTCTTCTTCCTCTGGGTCCTCTGGGTCGATCTCGAATTCCCATTCAAAGTCCAGGTTGTCGTCACTAATCTCTTTTTGCATTTCACTTACAAGCATCCTCCCCGCTGGCAGATGGTTGTAATCATAGAATAATTCACCCTGCTCGTTCATTACTATGAAGCAGTAGTTCTCAAAATGCTCCCCCAGGATTCCCCGAACCTGGTCATAGATAGGGTCATAGCTTGAGTCCATGATTGACCTAGGCATCCTTGACCTCTGCTTCTATTGTTTTGGCTTCCTGTATTCTTTCCCTCGCTGCCTTGATCGTGGCCTCGTAGTCATCCTGGGTGAATACCTTCCTGTCCTCGGTTATCTGCGTAGCCTCGCCCCGTGCGGTAAGCGCTTCTCTAGAAGCGTTAGCCTTGGCTATAGATAGTTCTTTGAGGTCCCTGAAACTTACTTCCATCTCTGGGTCGTTGTCCATTCTATCCCTGACCTTCTCTATCAGGTCCTCCTCTAGGCTGGAGAGGTTCAGATAATTCTGGGCCGCTATCTTTCCCGATAGATCTCTGAACTTGCCGAGGTGGTCCGCGTAATCAGTAAGCACAGAGATAACCGTCCCCCGATCTATTCCGTACTTCTTTACGATCCTGGTCTGTGAACTGCCC